ACAATTGGCTTCTGCTAAATCTAAGGCTGCTGAGCAAGAGCATGCCCTAAAAACAGCTAAAGAAGAAGTACAGACCTTACTTGCTGACTATCAGACGAATGCTAAACAGGAAGAAGAACAAAAGCAGGCTTACCAAAGTCAGCAAAATCAACTCTTTGACCGTTTGGATAGTCTGAAAAACAAACAGGCCAAGGCGCAAAGTTTGGAAAACATTCTTAAAAACCATAGTAATTTCTATGCGGGTGTCAAGAGCGTTCTCCAAGAAAAAAATCGCCTGGACGGTATTGTCGGAGCGGTCAGTGAACATTTAACCTTTGATGTTCGTTATCAGACAGCCCTCGAAATTGCCCTCGGTGCAAGTAGTCAACATATCATCGTTGAAGATGAACAAGCAGCTACCAAGGCTATTGACTTCCTTAAACGAAATCGAGCTGGTCGTGCGACTTTCCTACCTTTAACAACCATTAAGGCTCGTAGTATTTCAGGGCAGAATCAAGATGTGATTGCCTCAAGTCCAGGTTTTCTTGGTATGGCAGATGAACTGGTGACATTTGATAGCAAGCTTGAAGCTATCTTTAAAAACTTACTAGCTACCACATACCCTAATGAAGTATCTACCGTCATCTTCTTCACCTCCTTTCTTCTCAAGCAAAAAGGGCATACCACTAGCATCATATGCTTACGGTATGCCCCTGAGTTGTTCTCAATAGACTTATTTTTTAGTTTCTTTTTTGACTAGATGAGTAAATTTCCCATCTGAGTAGACTAAAGTTATCTCTCCAAATCTTGGAACTTTTTCTATCTCTATTATACCACATTTTTCGTAGACAATAAAGCCTTTTTCTGTTGAAAATTTCATTTCATCCATATCTATTAACCTTTCTTTCCTCTCACTGTGTTAATCGTATATCGCTTATCTTTGATTGTGAAAGCCTTAAAAGTGTTCCCCTCTAAACCTTTCAAAATTCTACTTGAGTTTCTAGCATTGTAAACCGTTCGCAGTTCACTGCTATCTAGATTCGTGTTGAAAATCGTAGTTTCTCGATTATTGATAATATCAAACAAGAAATCCTGTTCCCAATCGCTCTTAGGAGAGATTGTCCCATTTTTTGCCCCCAGGTCATCGATGATTAGAAAATCTACATCAACTAACTTTTTAACCGCCTCATACTCTGTTAAGTTTGCATTTCTTCCATAAGCCCAGCCTTCTTTTATCTGCTTGATAATCTCGGTTAAGCTGACAAACAAGACACTCTTAGGCTCGTGCTTCTCCCTGAAACTCTCATTGATTTCTTTAGCCAAGGCAAGAGATAAATGACTTTTTCCTATTCCTGTGCTACCACTGATTAAAGTATTTCCCGTCATACCTGCAAGATACTTCTGGACTTGCCCCTTTACAAACTCTAACATCTGACCTTCCTCTGTCGTCTTAACAAAGAAATTCTCAAACGTCGCTCCTTTCAACTCGTTAGGAATCGTACTATCACGCATTAAGACATCATAAGTTTTAAAGTAGGCTTGTCTGTCCTCGAACTGCTGCAATAGGTCTTTCTCTTTCTGTTTAATCTCTCCCTTCACGCACTCCGGGCAAAATGCTTGTACTTTTCTTTCTGAACTCCCTAACACTGGTACAGAAATTTCCCAATAATTTACCTGGTGAATATCGCAAACTTTATCCGATATTTTTCTGTTATTAAATTCTTTAAATTGTTCCTTCATCTTTGCAACTCCTAAAATGGTAGGTCTGGGAAGTTATCTTCAGACTTCCCTTTTATGGTTTTAGGTTTTTGATTCAAATAACCGTCAAACTTAGATCCGAAAAGTGTTTCTGGTCTCAGATACTTAGAAAATTCAGGACTATCCTTCCATTCTGCCGTTTTAATATCTATCACCTGTTTAAAATCTTCCAGTGTATAGCCTTCTTTGAATCGTGCTAGTAAAAGCCTTTTTGTCTTATCAACAAATTTATACCGCTTATTAGCTACTTGATTCAGATAAGCAATAGGAATCCAAAGTTCTTTATGTTTTGTTTTCTCTAAATCTTTTATAGCTGTTTCTTCAAGCCAAGTAGGAAAATTGTAGTCGGGATTTCCCGACAATATATTATCTAAATATAAATTATTACTCTTACTATTAACTCTATTCTCTTTCTCTATCTCTGTTGGACGTGAGTTGGAAATAGTCTTTTTATTTTGGACATTATCCAATTTTGGTAAATCTTGACTGTTTTTTCTTTGTTCTCGCTTGTATTTTGCCCAGTTTGTTTCACTCTCAACCAGGGCTTTTGCTTGTGATAATGTAGCATGTCCATCATCGTCTATCTGAATCAGTCCGCATTTTGTAAAATATGCAACTGTCATATTTATATCATCCTCGGACACATCCAATTTTAAAGCTAGCTCCTGTACCAAATTATCAAAATACCCCTCATAGTACAAAATACAATCATCTTCTAAACTTTCTAACATAAGACGGATATAAATCACTGTCATAGTGTAGCCACCAGGCATATTTTTAAGTCGTTTAATAAAAAGATTATCAAAAAACTTCTTATCAACTTTTAACCAAAAATATATTTTAGTCTTTGCCATCATCTACCCCCAAAAACTTTAAAACATCTGAGATTTTATAATACGCTTTTCTAGTATCTTCAATAGGCGGTATATACTGTGGTAATCCTGCACCTTCCCATTTTGTCAAGGTTTTATCTCCTATGCCTAGTTCTTCCTTTAGTTCCACCTTGCTGATTAAATCTAATCTTTTTTGAGGTACTTTCTCATGATTTTTTAAATACCGTTCCACTGCTTCCAAAATCTTAGATTTTAAATCTTCAATCATTTTTTCAAACATCTTAGTACCCCCATGGCTTAACCCCTGCAAGCTGAATATATCGCCCATAATCAGGGCTTAAATCCTCGCTAGTCATTTCAATCGTCTGTGTACTTTCTCGCTCAATTCGGGCGCTTTTTTGGCGGTCTCGATGGTTTAAATAAAGCAGTAGGCCAATCAATACCACCATAAAGATTACCGACTGTGTATTGGTTAAATCTAACTCATTCATGCTATGCCCTCGCTTTGTAATTCTTGATATAATTTACTTGATAGCTTCGCTTCATCTTCAAAAAGTCGTACACCTCTTCTGGAGTTACTTTATCATCTAAAAAGTCAATGATGAACTGAAAGAGGTTCGGATTTCTATCCTTGATTTCAGTAATTCGGTTGTCAAATTCTGATTGTGTCATGTTATCTAGATCTAGAGTCATATTTTTCTCCATTAGCCTTTCCTTGTCCTTTTTCTTGCCTGTTTTCTATATGGTATGCTTCACCACTCCAAACGCTGGGCGATTGCCCCAAGTTGGCGAACGCTTGTAGCGGTGTTTCGTGAGTAATTACCCATCTTTCAGCTAAACAAGGTCTTAGAATCACCCTGTCAGCACTTGATTTTCAAAACCTTTTCTAATTGCTTGCCTGCTATTCGGTTTTTCTTTAGGTATTTGATAGAATAGATATTTTTTGCTATAATCAAAGCATAGAAAAAATTTCTATACTCTGAATTGTGTCGCTTGCTCGCCTCGTCTAAAATTTGAGCAAGTGATTTTTTTATTTTCTTTTTGCATAATTACTACCTGACTTTGGTTTATAAATCAAATCTTTACTATCGATAAGATCTAGAATCCAACTGATTCCCTGTTCTACTGTTTCAAGAAATGCCCCTAAATCCTCACTTTCTAACTCCTCATAATTTCTACAAAGATATCCAACTAGTTCTCTATCCTTCTCGACTAAGCTTTTAAAATCCTTGGGATACTTAGGAATTTCTAACCCTTTGGCATTCGTAACTGTCTTAAAATCATTTTCCATTTTCTATACTCCTATACTTTAAAAATTAGTTCTTTAATTTCTGAATACCCCCTATTCAAGTTGATCATAGCTATTACCATATCTTCCAAGCGCTGATAGCTTGTCAGTTCTACACTTGTCAAGCCATCGATACCATTCTTACTTTCTCGCTCCTTCATGAGTTGCGCTTTATTCTTCCCTGTCACTCCCTTTAGTAGTAAGTTTGTAAGTGTACTATAGGCATGCTTGGGGGCTTTCTCCCATGTTTGAATAGCTTCAGTTAAACTTTTACGCTTTGGCTTTTCCAGTTCTCTTTGAAGGTAGCGTTTAGAAAGTTCGTCACGCATTTCAAAGAATGCTTTGACTAGGTTTGTCTTGAAGTCAATAACTTGCGGTGTGTTGTCTAAGTAAGTTATTAGTAGTGTAGCTTGTTGCTCATTTAAACGATAGACTTTTTTAGGTCGTCCTTTTCCGTCTAATTTATGGATTTCAAATCCATAAAATCCAAACGCCGTAAATCGCTCTTTGTGATTTCTTAGTAGACGTGTTACAGTGTGGTGCTGTACTCCAGCACATTCAGCGATGATTTCGCTTGTAGTATACGGCTCTTTCTTGCCGTCCATGTAAACCAATTCCATTAGTTCGCTCCTTTCTAATAGTCTTCTAAAAGCCACTCTATCACACTTTCGTAAATGCGTTTAGGTGCATCGTAGTTGCCAGCTTCAATCTTTACTAGAGTGGGAGGTGTAATTTTCAGCCTCTTGGCTAACTGAACTTTCCCTAACTGAAGTTCTCCTCGTTTTCGACGAACTTTTTTCGCATGTTCTATAGTTAACAACATTATCAACTCACTCCTTTCTAAAAAATCTTTATTTTGACGAAAGTTTTTTCATCACATTTTGAATTATAAACGAATTTTTTTTCGTTGTCAAGCGATAAATGAAATTTTTTTCGTCTATGATTTTATTTTTTCTCTCTACTATGTTATACTCTAGATAAACGTATAAGAGGATAACTAATGGAAAAACAAACACCTAAAAATAATCTAAAAAAACTTAGAATAGAAAAAGGATTCTCCCAAAAAGAATTTTACGAAGATATTATAAAAAAAGAACTAGGTTTGGATATTACTTTACGAACTTATCAAAATTGGGAAAATTCAAGTAATGAAATCAAATCAAAACCTGCTCTACTACTTGCTGAATATTTCAGGGTAAATGTTGGATATCTTTTAGGGGACGACGAAAGAAGAACTAACTATCTGTCTTCGACTATAGAGAAATATGGAGATAACATGGATTCCCCTGCGGACTTCGCAGGATATGGTTTATTAGCGCTAACTCGTGGTGAAAAAGTAAGAGATACTGTGATTGAAAACCTTAGAGAAATCACCGATTATTATGGTCATAAAAGGTTTTCTAAGGAAGAGTTTAAAAATTGGAGTCAAGAGAAAAAAGACTTTATGATAAAAGAAATGCAAGACTATGCTGATACAAATATCGGAAGATTTCTTGCAGGCCTAATGACATTTCCTGATAAAACTAAAATTACTATTATCGATTTCTTGTCCCTAGATAAGAGCGATAGAGAAGCACTTAGTACAATAATTTCCTCATTAGCTGATAATCCTGTTCTTCATAAAGATTATGATGACTAATATAAAATCTATAATCACTATATAAGCTCCATATCCGCCAATAGCTACTCTATCCCATAGGTCTATTGTAAAAAAGATGGAATATCCCACTAAATCTTTTATCAGAAAAACATCAGCATATAGGAGGCTACTTATGAAAAAATTACTAAGCACATCAGCTATTTTACTTTCTGCTACCGTTCTAGTAGCTTGCTCTAACAATCAATCAACTACCAAAGATAGCTCGGAGCAACCAAAAACGGAGCAAAAAAATACTACTTCAACAAACACAAAAGCCAAAGTAGATAACAGTAAATACGATGATCTAATTTCTGAAATCAAATCAAAATTAGATCCTGAATCAACTGGCGCAATAAGCGTAAAAATTCAAAATAACGTAATCGATTCAGATTCATCCGAACCGCATGATACAATCATGATTTTGCTAACTGGAACGGCTAAAGATAGCGCAAAAGAGACTATGGACGCAATCAATTCAAATTCTGCTACAACTAATCAGCAAAATGCAATTACCGTATTTCGGATGTCTATATCTGAGTTTGCTAAAAAATTACCAGACGACAATACTACTCTTTCCCTTGGGTATGAAAAATCTGCTGATCAATACGACTTAATCGCAAAATCTTCAAAACAAAAAGATTTTATCCCTGTTGGCGAAATCATCGTAAATTAAAAACTCCCCCATATTCGCCAATAGAACCCCTATTTCTAAGGTCTATTGTGCAAAAACAGGGGAAAATGAAGAATAGGAAGCCGATTTGACAGACTAAAACGCAAAAAACGACAAATTTGACAAATAGAGATGACTAATATCTTCTAAACCATCGGCGAAATCGTGGGCATATATAGAGAGAATTAAAATGAACAAAGAAAATCCATATTTTGAACAAACCAAACAAAACTACATAGAAGTTGAAAAACTCTATAAACTTGGTAAAGCAAAGCATACATCTTCTAAATACAGATTTCTTGCACCAGCAGTTAAAAGACAATCTGAACAATTCTTATTTGAAGCCAAGACTCAAAAAAGAAAATATTGGAAATTCAGTCGTGGTTCTCTGGTATTCGTAGAGTTCGGTGTAAATATAGGCGGAGAATTATCAAATAATCATTGGGCTATTGTCTTAGACAAAGTAGATAGTCCCTATAAAAAAACACTTACAGTAATTCCTCTAACATCTAAAAATCAAATAGATACTGTACTCATAGACGAAGTCATTGCGGAATATCCTTCTATTTTGCTTGATGAATATATTGAAAAATTACACAAAGAATTATTTGCCTACCTAAAATATTTAGATTCCAATAATGCAATTACTGAAGCTGCCTTATCGGATGTCTACCAAGCTTATACAGAACAATTTTCAAACGAAATAATTCAACCTAAGATAATAGACGATGATAACCTTAAACGAACACAATCAGAAATAAATGACGTTATTGAATTAACTCAATACTACAAAAAATACATTAAGCGTTCTTATGCCAAGTGTAATAACCTTCAAACAATCAGCAAAGATAGAATTTTAAAGAAAAATAGATTAGATCCAATCGGAAAAATGAAAGTATCTGATAACACATTGGACAAAATTAACGAAAAGTTAAAAGAATTATACCTTTTCTAATCTCTTGACATTTTTTAATAATTATATTACAATACAGCTATTAGGAGTTTAGCTCCATAAAGTTTACATTTGGATTTTAGATCCATAACGTGATAGTAGCCGTATTTGATACGGCTACTTTTCTTTTTATATTTTAGTAAACATAACTTAAAATAAAAAACTCCCCCATATTCACCAATAGCAACCCTATTTCTACGGTCTATTGTGCAAAAATGGAGGAAATTGAAGAATAGAAAACCAATTTTACAGACTAAAGTGCAAAAAACGTCAAAATTGACAAATAGAAAGGAGAATCATAGACTACGAAACAACACGGAAGGGACAGTTTTAGGACGAAAAAAGGCGAACTTATTCGCTAATTTGTTTACATATAGCTCCAAATGGATTATAATTTATTTAATCTTAATGAATGGTTGCAGTAGCGACCTACCAAAAGGGGCTTTTAACGAAGCTCCTTTTGTGCATTATTTTGAGGTTTAATCAATGAAACCATTTCTAATTGCTTGCCTGCTGATTGACATCTATTAGACTTTAATCTATAATTAAGTTACTTAGAGGTTCACCCTCATATTTTTAAACTTTGAGCCTCAGCGCTCCAGGGAAGTAGCTTAGTTGTTACTTCCTTTTTATTTTCTAAATAAAACTCTTGAAATACTGAGGCTTTTTTCAAATCCCATATAAGCCCCATATTCGCCTTGTTTTCTATTCTGCTACAATTTACCGTCTGACTGCTTAAAATCGAAAATAAGGGGTTTCTCGTAGCTCCTCGCATGGTATAAACTCAAAACCTTTTCTAATTGCTTGCCTGCTGATGGAAAAGGAGTAAAACCATG